AAGCACTTATTGCTGTCAAAATGAAATTAGGTTATGAATTCAAAGGATTTGAATCCCTTGAATTTGATCTAAATCAAAATTTTGACAAAGATGTGTTTTCGAAATTTAACATTAAATACAAAGATGTGATTATCCATACAACCAATAAAGATATGCAAAGTAATGGTATATCTTTACCCTTTCTATCAAATAAAATTATTCCTTTTACATTAGGAACAGAAACTAGATTATTAAGTTGTCCTTATGATATTGAAAAGTTAGGTTTAACTTTAATTTTACCAGATGATTATGACAAAGGTAGTGCAAAAGTCGTCAAATCTTTAGAACGTATAGCAGGTGCGTATATTTCTGGAGGATGGATAGATGAAAATTTTTCATCTTTTCTTACTTCTCAATATAAATCCACTGTTAATGGTCTAAGAAATATGACATTTTCATTAAATGATGTCCCATCAATTGGAGAATTAGATGTTTTAGAACTTTTACAATATCTTACAAGATCAGAACTTCCTTCTAGAGAATTTATGTTTGATTTTTATACTTTACCAAAAGATAAATTTTCAGTAAAATATAGTAACCGTCCAGAAGCTATTTATACTGAAAGACGATACGATGGAATTATTGTAGATGCTCAAGAAAAATCATCGAAAGATGAAATCCAATTATCAGAATCACCAGATTTTAAATCTTTAGATAAGATAACACTTAAAACTGTTATTAAAAATGAAAATTTAGATAATGATGATTTTAATGAATTAGACAAAGTCTTAGTATTTGACAAAAATAAAATCGTACCTGTTGCTAAAATTGGTCATTATAATGCAAACACAATTGTAAAACAAGATATGAAGATAAAAAGATTAGAAGGATTAAAAGCTAGAAGAAACTATGAAATGAAAGTTTTAGAAAGCTCAGTTGTTAGTGCAAAAGATAGGAGAAGATTAGGTAAAATTTATTTAGATGCAGTTCATGCAGGAGATAATAGAGATGAGTTAATGAATTCCTACTATGAAGAAGTAGATTTAGTTTTAGAAGATATGGGTGTGGACCAATCCTC